GTCCACGCAGTTTCAGGGTTACACTGTGTTGCCAGCTGTACAGTGCCCGCTCACCCTAGATTGGCTTCCTAAAGATACTTATAAAGTTACAACTCGTGGCGCCGTGTGTGACATTAAACTAGGTGTAGTACCAACTATAGCATTCGCTACTGAGCGGCAGCCTGATCAAACGTCACGGTATAACAAGACAGTCATGTCTCGCTTTAGCGGTCATGGGAAATCTTTTCAACATTACGAGATTTCTGGAAAAAATGCTATTTTAGCGCTCAAACGGTTGCTTGCTCGTCGTGATAATGAGGAGCAGCTTTATCCAAAGCAAATAGGTATGCTTAAGTATTTGTCAAACAATGGCTTAATTGATCCCACTGTTTTGGAAGTTTTGAAAGTAAACTTTACATCTAGTCATACTTGTGTGATTGGTGATAAGAAGCACAGCCATTCTGTTATTTACAACACGCAGCACAACCCATTCGTTTTGTCAGCAGTGTCTAGATTAATGGCTCGCATCGCTCGTACGACTATTGATTGTTACGTTGATGCTCTCAAGAACACGACTAATTGGGCTTATTATACCGGGTATATGAAGTTTCTTGAGTTTCAGGATCTTAAGCTTGGTCGTGATGTCAATGCAGAGATCACACATGTTAAGAAACAATTGCGCATACAGTACGTTAAACAGGTTGAAGCACACGTTGAGAGTGATTTGATGACCTATCGGTTGGGTGGTTGTGTCAAAAAAGAGTGGGCTAAACCCGGCAAAGTTCCACGTGTTTTTGTCACTTATGCTGGTGGTGCAATGTACTCAAATGAGATTCCCGAGTACATTAAAGTTTGCCTTGAGAAACCTTTTTACTTTCCAAAGGGATCTTTGTGGAAGAACGGCGAAGTTTGCATCAATATTATGGCAAAACCGAAATCTGATTCCATGGCCATTGCTTTCCAGGATATCATTAATGCCACCAGAGATGACAACACGATTTATATTTGTATATACAGTGACGATTCCGTGTATTCTGGTTGTATAAATGGTCGCCCATTTGGGTATAATGTGGATATTTCATCTTGCGATTCAAGCAATAATTCGTTGATTTTTTCATTAGTTGGATCAATGATGGTCAAGTTTAACGCACTTCGCGCTCATGGTTTACTTAAACAATGCATGTTGCCCATTCGGATTCCCAATCCAGACAACAAAGAGGAGCACATTCAAGTGCAATTTGATTCTGCATTTGAAGGTTCTGGCACCGTCCTAACGACGATCCTCAATCATACAGCATCTTTTATGATTGCTACATCATTCATTACCCGTTTGAATGATGGTTATGATGTGCCAACATCCATTGTAACGGGTGCAGCCAACGTTGGACATCTTGTCACGTTGGAGTCGTGGGTTGATGAAAGTCACCCGGTGTATGAGAAAATTCAATTTCTCAAACATAGTCCAATCTTATCGCAGTGTGGTAAGTGGATCCCTACCCAAAATTATGGGTGTATCTTTAGATCGCTTGGGTCTCTAGATGGGGACATGGTCGCCAAGCAGCTAGGAATGACTAACACCCAATTCTTAGCGACCTCTGATGAAGAGCGGTATGAGCTCTTCGTCTCTAGTGTGGTTCGTGGTTTAGTTCATGAACCATCCTCGGGTGTTCTAGATTCCTTAAGGGAACGATTCCAAACCGGTACGACTGTTTCAATCCAAGAT